TGGGTCACTCGATACGGATTCATCATTGATTGGCAGGGGCAGCTTGTTCGATTCGCTCCTAACATCGCTCAACAGATGGCGATTTCCGTCTTTGCCGATCTCGAAGCTGAAGACATAGCCATCCTCGTGCAGGCCCTCAAGGCTCGTCAGCTCGGGGTCACTACCCTAGCGGAGCTAATTGTCCTTTGGAAGACCATTTTCTTCCCTCGGACCAATGCCCTAGTCGCGTCGTCGGACCCTGATAAATCGGCCCAGATGGCGCAGAAGATGGAGTTGTGTTTTGAGAATCAACCTTTTTGGCTGGTGCCGAAGATCACCTCATATCACCAGGGAGAGCTTATCGAGTTTAAAGGGCAAAATTCCGGGATTAGCATACAGCACGGAACTCAAATGTCTGGAATGGCTCGCGGTGCTACTCCTACGACGTTTCACCTTTCTGAGGTCTGCGATTATCGGAACCCAGCGGCCCTTATCGACGCCGCCCTTCTTCGGGCTGTCCACGACTCGCCTTGGGTATTCGGTCTATTGGAGTCCACTGCTTCTGGCTTGGATAATTACTGGCACCGAAAGTGGCTCTTTAACATCGAAAAGTGGCCCATCCGCAAGTCCCGTCTATGTCCCATGTTCCTCCCCTGGTACGTCGGAACCGATATCTACCCCACGGAGACTTGGATCAGGTCGCATCCGATTCCTGAGGGGCATGTGTTTGAAGACCTTACTATCAGCCACGCCGGGAGAGCGAGAGATTATGTACGCTCGGGCCAAAACCCCCTAATCCAAAAGTTCCTCGGGCCGAACTGGGAAATGCCACCCGAGCAGATGTATTTCTGGGAGGTAACACGCGATGAATACGCCGCTGATAAAAAGCTCAATGATTTCTATTCTGAACTCTGTGCGGACGATATCGAGGCGTTTCAGTCTCCCAACCGCTCGATTTTCGACGCTGAACTCCTCGCTGAATTTAGAGAGCATCGAAAACCTCCGGTTGGTGTGTATGGGATCAAAGCTCCGCTTTCCGAGATTCCAATTCAGCTTCAGGCTCGGGACATTGACATTGATCCTAACGAGCCACCAATCAACGTACATTGCAAATGGGCACCCACCCAGCCTGCTCATGATTACACCCTCGTGCCTCTGCTGCATCGTGGATCTGCGCCGTTCGACCCGCAAGGAAAGCTCATCATGTACGAACGGCCTTATTCTGAAGAAAGCTACGGCATCGGAGTCGATACCGGGCTGGGGCTCGGTCAAGACAACAGCGTACTCGAAGGCTTACGAAAAGGCACCCTGGAGAGGAATGACGAGCAGGTATTTGAGTTTGCCTCTCCTTATATCAACTCTTTTTCTCTATGGCCTTTTGCTCTGGCTCTTGGCACGCTATATTCTACTCCGGTAGCCGGGCAGCTCCGGCAGGCCAAGATGGTGATCGAGGGCGCGGCCAACGGTGAGACGGTCTACAACGAGCTGAGAAAACGTGGCTGGCGGAACTTCCACAACTGGGTCCGGTACGACCGCAAGAAGATCATTGAGGCCCATGCGACCAGGCAGATGTGGTTCACCACGCCGTGGTCCCGGCCGCTCATGATGGACATGCTCCTGGACGCGCTGAACAACGGCTGGCTGGACATCAACTCCCAGTGGTTCATCCGGGAGATGGGAACTTTGGAGGTGGATCTCGATGCACAACGACAGAAGATCGCTGCTTCGGGGGGTGCTCACGACGACCGTATTATGGCTCTTGGTATGGTTCTTTTTTCTCTACACGCTCTTGAGACCAGACATGCCGACCGATGGGTCACCCGAGAACGAATGGAACGACGAAACCCCAATCCAGTCTTCGCCAAGTATTCTCCTGGGGCTCAGGGGAGCGCCGATTTCGACTCCATCGCTGGTCCCAGTTCCAGTTATAATTACCGGGTGATCTCCCCGGGCCATCCGGAATATGACCGGCTCGCGCCCGGTGGGGCCCAGATTTGGGTACCAAACGACGAAAGGTAATGGTATTATAGGACTATGGAAGGCACCAAACAAGAAGTGAAACGGTTTCTGACCGAGAAGGCCATGGAATTCATTAAGAAGTCCCAGGTGGTGCCCTGCTCGCGGAAGTCCCGGCGTCAGGCGGCGCGGGACATCGCTAAACGGTATCTGAAGACCATTCGAGCTGAGGAGGCCCAGAATGCCAATGTTTGATTTCGAGTGCCCCCAGGGGCACCACACTGAACATTTTTTGCCCAAGTTCACGGAACGTGTACAATGTGGGCATAATCCGACAGGACAGTACGCCTGTACCGAGGAGGGTGAGTATCGCCCATCCTTTTGGTACTCAAGCTCCGTCCAAACTGCCCAACGTTTTTCGCCGGTTGTCATCCACCGAGACGAGCACGGAAACGTAAGGTTCCCAGGAAATGCTAACGCGCCTGTTCCCGAAGGGTTCCAAAAGGTCGAGCTTGCCACCATCCACGATGTGCGGAAGTTTGAGGCGGAAATTAACAAGCAAGACACGATTAAATCAGAAAAGTTCCGAGAAGCTAGAGCCAAATTCCTCGATGGCCAGCTCAAAGCCAACCGTGAAGCCGTCGATGAAATCATCCGTGGCGGTACCTGGCAAGGCACCGACGAACATGGCAGACCGGTTGAACGCCGGGGAATCTCTCCGCGAGGCATGAAGATCTTGGAACAGCTCCGTGCCGCGTCTCGGCTGAAGCAGGAACGCGGTCGGTCCCAGACCAATCCCGAGTTCTTTATCGAGGCGTTCAGCAAGGACGCGAGTAATCGGGAACACCACAGAGACGCCAGCACCAACTGGCAGAGAGTTAGAAAATAATGGCAACCAACGAATACATCTGTCCCTCCCAGAATGCCTTGGAGGATTCCCGGCTCGCGTGGCTAAAGCACGCAGTTCAGGAGGGTGAAACCTACCTGGAGAACCAGACCGGATTCTCGGACATCAAGAAGGGCAAAGAGATCATCGCCGGGATGTTCAACGCTAAGCTCCCCGAGCAGCTCTCCCGGATCAACGTCAACCTCCAGAAGCGGCTGATCCGCGACGTGGTTGCCACGATGTCGAACCTACGTCCTCTGTGGGGATACTCGACCGATAACAACCAGCTCGATAAGCAGGCCGAGACCCTGAACATGCTGCTGGTCGGGTGGTATCAATCCACCTTCGCAGACCGTGGAATCCGCAAGGGTCTTCAGTTCGCCGGTGGTCTCGGCACTGGATATGTCGGCCCCACCTGGGAGCCTGACTTCTGGACTCGCGGCCGGGGTGATATTGTCCTCCGTGCGTATGGGCCGGAACAGATCATTCCCACGCAGATCCCGGCTGATCATGATCTCCAGCGAGCCTACGCGGTCACCATCAAAGAAGAGGTCCCGATCAACCTCGCCCGGGCCATGTTCCCAACGATGCAGGGGAAGATCATCCCAGATCGCCAGGCCCCTTCGATGATCAAAAAGGGTCTGGGTAGGGTCTCTGCGTTTCTCTCTCCCGTGCTGAATCGCTTCGGCGCGAACCAACGAGCGAACAAGGCCGTTCACACGGTGTTCCCGGTGGTGGATATTTATCAAACCTACATCATGGATATGTCGGTAAATGAGGGGCCGGACCCAATAGTGATGGGCGAACCCGGGACGTACTGGAATTACACGGTCCCTGTGTTGGGCTCGACCAAACCTGACGGTACCAAAGTCACCGTGGAGGAAGCCAGAATCTACCCCTGGCGTCGGCTGGTCACCTGGTGCAACACCGGGCTGCTCCGCGACAACACCTCTTATTGGTGGCACGGGATGGTCCCTGTGGTGCCTCTCTATTTCGACGATTGGGCATGGGAATTCCTCGGCTATTCCATGACCAGAGACCTCGACAACATCGAGCAGTCTTCGAACACTCTTCGCCGTGGAATGGACGATTCGGCGAACGCCCGTCTCCGCCCTGCTTTAATGCACGACGACAGGACTATAGCAAACTCCTTGATGGAGTCCCTGGATGTGCGGCAGGGTGGACAGACGGTGGGTGTGGACTTCTCGACTTCTGAGCGCCCCATCCGGCCGATCCTGGAGCCTGGCTATTACGACGTCCCACAGTGGATTCCGAATGTCATCCAAGCCAACGACGAAATGATGAAGTACCTCTCCGGGGTGAACGACTTCACTGCCGTTGCTAAGGCTCGTCAGCTTCCTTCCTCGGATACGGTTGAGAAAATCATGGAGATGGCCGGGCCTATCGTCACCGATATCTCCCGGAACATGGAAGCCTCTCTCGGCCGTCTCGGCGAAATGATCAAGTGCCTGTTCTTCGAGTTCTACACCGTGGCGCGGCGCGTGCAGCGTCT